TGAGTTTTGAACAGGCAACGTGGCGTGTTTTGTCATTCCGTCAGCACCCGCTATTCTTGTTAAATCGGGAGACGAATTAGCTTCAATGATTTGAACGCCGTACCATCGCGTAGAATAATACGCATCCCAGTCTGTGCCGCCACGCCTGAGCAGCGGGCTAATCCCAACACCTATACCTGGTGACATAGTGCCCTCCCTTTTTTTCTATTCGTATAATCCCGAACGCCAGCTTTCCCCTTATTCCATGGCTCCCTACCAATAGGCGAAGGTGGATGATTGCCTATCCTCTTCTGCGAATCACTCATTTTCTTTCTTGTTTCTACTGATTTCTTTTTGCCTATATTAGCTTTCCTTATTTTCTCAATTGTCTCATCAGACACTTTCTTCCCTTTTTTATTCTTATTACCCTTCATTTTTTCTATACTTTCAGGGCTATGTTTGTGCCCGAAGGGACTATATGCCGTGCGATAAATATTAAACCACGGATCAAGCGAGTCAATATAAAATTGCTCAAATGCTATTAAACAATCAGCATCGCATCCAACAATAAGAGAGAATTCAAGATCGCTTATACCGTATTTATTATAATGATTTTGTAGTTTATTATTTCCATGCGTATGCGTTTTTAAATAATGAAAGTGCTTGTTTTTTCTGGCCTCAATATTTACACTACTCCCTATGTAAATCCTTTCGGGTTTACGCTTAGACTGAATCTTATATATTCCGGATATTTTCATTTTAGTATTCATAAGCCCCGATCTCAGGAGGATTGCCAACGGCAACACCGTCATAGTCTGTTGTCAATGATAAGTGCATACCAGTGTTAATACACCCCGATCCAGCCTGAAGGTGATAGTCACTCCCCGGTGTAACAAAAGCAGGATCAGTAGTTATGTTATCTGCTTGTGAAGTAATAGTAATAGCCTTCCCGTTACGCTGATAGATTGCATTGGCGTTGGCGTTATTATACATACAGTTATTATCAATATAGAATCCTGTTAGTGTACCCGTAACATCTGGGCCTAATCCTACAACGTCCCATGCGATCATCCATCCCCATGTGACTGCATCAGTGAATATATTATTGCGTATATATATAGCATCCATGTTATAAGGTTGCTGTAGCATAATAAACCCTCTTGCTCCGTTAGCATCAAATACATTATTGTAAATAAATATGTCAGAGCATAAGTCGCCTGTTGCTGCTACTGCACCTACAAACTGCAACCCGCCGTATGCGTATCCACCATCTGTATATCCTACATTCTGGAATATGTTATAACGGAAGTATAACCGTTCATAATGATAGGTGTTTGCACTGAGTGTAAGGTTAATTGAGGTAGGATAATTGCTTACTTTATTCCTTTCAAATATCACATCCTCACACGTTCTCTCATAATCACAAGCATGAGGAGAATGTGTGCCTGATGTTGGCGAGGTAGTCATCTGTGATGTGATGCTAAAATCATTATCATGTATCCACCATGAATAATCGTAATCACCTTTTACCTGTATGCCACCCGCAAGGTTAAGCGCAACACCCCCGACAAATGTATTATCATAAATCTCATAACCATGACTGTACCCGCTTTCAATATGGAAGTTCCACCCTCCGGCGTTACCTGAAATAATCCCGTCAGTTGTAGGCTTGGTACAGGTGTTGTTATAGAATTTAAAAGCCTTGTTTGTGCCGCCCCACATATATAATAGGTTGCCGTTGTGAGTTGATGCTCTTGACGTTTGTGTGAGTATGTTATCATGGATTAGCATACCCTCCTGACCCCCGAAACGTATTGCCCCAAATGCTCCAGGATCACGACGCTCACAACAGTTGTCTATCGTACATGAATAAATCTCATTTCCTGTTGCATACGTAGCAGGGATGTCCTCAAGCGACGAGCCGCCAAAAAACTCTATTGCCCCATAATAGAAATCAACAAACGTGCAGTGATGTATCTTAAAGTTAGTCCTGCGGTGAACATCTAAACAGCTTATTGCCGTCATGTCACCGTCAAACTTAACATAGCTTATTGATTGATTACCGTTAGTAAGTGCCACGCACGAAGCTACAATTATCGGATCAAGTGCCGCGGCTGTGGTAATTATTGATGTATCACCTGCACCCAAAATAGAAACCCCCGGAGCTAAGACTGTTTGCCCCGTCTCAATATATGTCCCGGCCTTCACGTGTATAATATCCCCGTCAACCGTTGCCTGAGTTGCGGCATAAGCCAAGGTTTTCCACGGTAAGGCATAAGAGCCGTCACCAGTAGAATCGTCTCCGTCCGTTGCTATCCAATAGGGATCAAACGGAGGTATCGGACTGCCGCCCCGTGCTGCCATCTGTAGAGATGACTGAGTTATCGGGGCAATGATCATAACGCTGCATAAAAGACCATAAACGACCCTGCCGACGGGGTGATCTCCGTACACGGATAATCCGGAAAAATCATATCGGTAGTCAATAAAGTATCGGTACCGATATATGACCGAGACGTTACCGTTACCGTTAAATCCGTCGAGCGCTGCTCTTTGATCGACGTCAGTCCGGAGTTTGCCTCACGTGGAATAATGCAATAAATCTTCCCCGTGCGAGCCGCGAAAGCCGAAGTGCCCGTGACGATATCACATCCGATGCCACCTGCAATTTTTTGTAAGTCCATATCATTTAATCATTTGGTTCACTATCATAAAAGTTATAAGCGTCATGTTTTTTCATAACGATCCCGCCATGGATATTTATCCTGTCACTGGCGTTATTACCCCTTGCATACAAAGGATAAAGCGTATAATTGTCATCAAGGTATTCATTCAAAAGCCTCACCTTGTCCTCGGCAAAAATCAAAGCCTGGTCACGTATTGCAGCAAAGCCCTCATCAGTCAGAGGCGTTGCGTTGTTTATCTGCAAGGTGTTTGTCCCTAAATCGCTTATCTCGGTGCGAAGCTCAGGAAGTAAAACATACTTTGCATAGTAGTAAATCACCGGCTTAATGTAAACAAGTAAAGCCGTGTAACTTGAAGGCGTAGCTACCACAGCATCATAAAAGTCCTTACCGAGAATAGGCTTTAAATATTTATGCTGAACCATCTCAAGAAGGTCAGTCGACACTCTTGATTCGCTTATCGTGCGAGTGAATGCTGCTGCGATAAAATCTGCCTTATTTACCAGTGCCATAACCTTGTGGTATTATAAGTTTCTGCTGCTGCTCGTCGTTAGGATCAAAGTCTAATCCTCGTTTCTCTCTTACTTCCCAGACATACATATAACTGTCGTCATCCACGGGAGGCGTGTTTATAAACGCAAGTTCAATCTCTCGGCGCTGCTGCTCACGGTAAATGCGTTGAATAACCGAGGTAAATGTTTTTTGTTCACCTCGAATGATAGTCTTCTGAGCTACGGCATATTCATTCAAAATGCGGTGAGTATCAAAGCCCGTGTTATCGGGTAGTGAACATAGTGACCGAAACCACCCGTGAGCAATCAAAATGTCAGTCAGTGATTGTGTATGTAACTGCTCCCAGCTACCGTCATCCTTTTGCTCAGTTTTAATAAACTGCGTGGCATCGGCCTTTTCGCCTTCTTGTGCTCTGGACTTGGTAAGGACCATAAGTTTAGCCTGATTGCCTTCGCCGGTATGTTCTTTCTCGATATAGTCAATAACCTCCTTGCCTTCGTTAGCATCTTTAACAGGCACAATCAAAAATCCACTGGTATGAAAAGCATTTTTAAGCCGTGCCAGGTTCCACTTGTTAGTCTTCAGGTCAATCAAAACACTGTCTTTACCACAGATCCACCCCGGCACCCCGTAGTAAAAGAACTCAGGCTCATAGTCCTTGACGTGAATAATGCTCCTAAGTACCTTAGCCCCGTATTCATTTACTGCAGCCGTAAACTTAGGATACAATGACATGGGGATCATGTCAACATCGCCCATGCCCTTGTAAGCTGACCAGTTGGGATGAATAAATACCTCCCCGGGCTCTTTTGATAACCTTACCTTAGTATAATCAATATGATTGAACCAAAGAAACGACTTGGCCGCATCAGTAATGATTTCGATCCACCCGTTGCCGCCCATAGCACGGTCAAGAAAATACCTCGAGGCAACGTCATTAAGATGTTCACCCTCGAAGTTGATGTTTTCTATCTCTGTCTCAAGTTTCTTGTCGTCAGTCGTGAGACCGTCACCGAGAAAATAATGACACTTACTGTTAATCACCCCACGATGAACGGGCGAGGA